CATCGACGACAGCTGGCGAAGCTGACAGTCACCGGTGTAGATCACGGTCCCTGCAGCGTCAGCCGCCATGACCCCTGTGGTGGTGTTCAGTGCGCCCGACGCGCCCGGTCGTGTGATCGTGGCCGTATCAGGCAGCGCAGCCTCCGAATCGGTACGCATCGACGCCAGTTCAAGAGCCGTCAACATCAGACGTTCGCGATCTTGCGGCGATACGACTTCTCCATTGCCCGACAGTGCCCGAGAATCTGTGCCCGCTGAAACATCTGGCCGTCAGTCGTGAAGTTGTACCGGCCCGCAGCCTTACCAGCCTTAACCTGCCACGCCTTCGCTGCCGCCGCGTTGAGATCCCAAGTAGGCACCCACGTCATACCTGAATAGTTCCAGCGCACGTCATCGTCTGAGATCGCGTCAGCGAACGGCTGCACACCAGACACAGAAGGCCAGACAGGCTCGACGGCGCCAGACGTTGCAGGCGTTGAACATATCCAGTAGGAACCGTTCACCGGGTTGGGGGTGACGATGTCCCCGACGTAGTAGACGGTCGACGGCGTCCACGTTGGGGCATCGATGTTGTTGCCGACGTTGTTGCCGCCGACATCAACGCGTCGGGATGTCTGAAGGATGCGCGCCAGTTCATCAACAGCCAACGCCGGGTCAGACTCATGGTCCGCCATCATCTGCAGATCGGATAGCGCAGTTGCAGCGTCCATGAATCCTCCGACTCAGTCAGTCTCTGCGGCCACCTTTGCGGCCACCTTCTTGCGTGGTTCTGGCTTCACTGGCGCATCGGTCTTAAGCACGTAGATGACACCGCCGTGGCGTGTCTCCTTCGCCTCAATGTCGCCCTCGTCAACGATTCGGAACTCGCCCGAATCAACAGAAGCATGGAAGCGTTCGGCGGCGTGCGAGTCAGTCGGGATATCGATCTCTTGAACGACTCCCGACTGACCCAACACGAACACCGTCACGCCGGCCGCGTAACCCTGACAGCGCCAGCGTAGGAAGCGGCAAGGTCGATATGGATCGTCCCGTCAGCCTGTAAATACCGGGCTGACTCAAGCCCAGCAATCGTGACGTCACCGGAAGTTGCCGGGACCGTGACGGCCAGGTTGCCGAGGCCCGCAGACAGCGCAGGCGGATAGTCTCCGGCCACGATGGTCGCAACACGGTCGGTTCCGTTCGTGTTGGTCAGACGAATCGTGACATTCTCCAGCGGATAGCCTGCAAGATCAACCACATGGTCATTGGTGGGGTCGGCGGTGGTGCCGGCGCCAGTGGCGGCGCCGGATGCGCTATTGGTGACAATGGGGACATTTGTACGTGCCATGACTGGCCTCCTTGTAAAAGATGTTCGGGACTGGCATCAGTCCCCCGGCGACTCGCGCCGGGGGACTGGAGATCAGGTGATGGACGCGACGACCGTTGCGAGCGAGTCGGGGCGCATGACCTTGCCGCCGTAGACGTGGAGGCCCTTGATAGCATCGGAGAACGAATCCTCCGGGCGGTAGGTCTCGACCTTGACGATCTGCTCGGCGTAGCTGATCGCCGACGAATGGCCTGCCATCACGGCGTAGTCGTCGCCTGCAGTGTTCACGCAGTTGTTCGACTTGAGCACGTTGAAGCCGAGCGCGTCACCGACACGCCCGTTACGGAGGCCGTCGCTGGTACCGGACTCGTTGACCTTGACGAACTTCGAGTTCTCAAGCAACAGGCCGTAGTACCACGGCGGGACAATGACATAGCGTCCCTCGTCTGGCACGTTGGCCTCGTCAAGCACGACGGACAGCTTGCGAATCTGCGTGTACGCCAGATCAGCGGTCGTCACCGAAACGGTGCCGAGCTGGTTAGCTACAGCAGCCTCCGTGTACTTGCCAGCAATGAACTGGTCGGCGATATCGCGCAGGCCGTAAGAGGCCTCGGTCAGGGACTCTTCCAGCTCGCCACCGGTCGACTGTGCGGCATCGATGTCGTCCAGTTCGAACGCGAAATACTTGGCCTGATCGATGAGCAGCGAACGCTGAGTGTCGGTCAGCGTCTCGGGGACGATCTCGGTCACGTTCTTGGCGTACGTGCCGATCGTCGGCCGACCCATTGAGCGAACCTTGACGGTGTCGCCCTGGCTCGAGATGTCGCCTTCGTAGTTGCGGTTGACGACGCCAGCCTGAGCGAACACATGGTTCTTTTTGAGGCTGGACAGGATGTTCGCCGACCAGATTTCGGGGATGAATGAGATTGCCATGACGGCGGCTCCTTTGTTTGGGGTTGGGGATTACTGGCGCCCGAGGAGCTGATCGAGTTGGCCTGCAATGCGGGCTGCGTCGATTGCGTCGGACGTCATGGACGACAAGTCGTCTCGTGTGAGTTGCTTCGTGCCGGTCCCGCTTCCGCGAGGCCCACCATCCGCGGCCGCCACAGGGGGCGACGCCTTGCCGACGAGGTAAGGGTCAGACTCCATCAGAGTCGCAACCGCTTCTTCCGCACCCGTAACTGAGCCGTCGTCGCCCACTGTCACTGCGTTTCTTTCGATGAGCTTGAACACCGCATCGGGGTTCACTGCACCGGCCTTCATCGCGGCCGAAATGACCGCTGATCGAAGGTTCGTATCTTTGACTCTGGCCGTTGCGTCTGCTGCAGATTTCTCGGCGGCATCGGCACGGCTGTTTGCCTTCTCCAGATCCGACAGGCTCGCAGCTTCCATCTCGTCAAAACGCGTGGCCTTCTGCTTGAGGTCGTCGTAATCTGCGAACTTTTGGCGCTCGCGGTTCAGGCGTTCCTGAACGATGCGGTCGACTTGATCCTGCGCAATCATATGCGACGACTCCGGCGGTGTGTCCTGTGCTTCCGGTGTGGCTGGCGGGGTGTTCGGGTCGATGATTAGATCGGGCATTCTGTCCTCCGTGGAGTGGTTGCCGTCTGTTAAGCGCCAGACGTGAGCGCAATCAGCGAGGGCTGAGAACTGGTGACACACCGCATTCACAGCGGAGATGTCCGAAATCGGCCGATGTCGCCGACTTGTACCGCTGCTGTGCGACCATCAAGCACCAGTCGCAGGCGTCGCCATCAGGTACACGGCGCCATGCAATGATGCGGGGAGATTGGACTGCGTCACCTGCTTGGCGAGCCGTGGAAACAACAGATTGCCGACCGACTGCGGAAGACGAAGACGCCCCCGCCTGAATGGCCGCAACCTGCTCTTCGCCACGATCCAACGCGGCCTGATAATCGATGAACGGTAAATCCCAATCAGGCTCGACCGTCTGCGTTATCGGCGCGACCGCTTCTTCGAGAACGATGCTCATATAGCCAGCGGTCAACGCCGTGGCCTTGAGTAACAGTGTTGTCAGAGTCGGCAGCGCAAGCTGCCGAAGTAGTACTGCACCATTGTCTCCGCGTTGCGGCAGTCGGCCCCAGGCGTCAGCCACGACGGCGCCACCGGCCATCGAGAGCGTGCCCTGACGAGCGACGTAACGGACCGCCAAAGCGTCATGCTGCGGCATCTGGTTCAACCGGCGCCACTGGAGTCTCAGGTACCTCAGGTGTCAACAGCGATTCAACGGCTGCCATGCCACGCCAACGGACGATGTCCTGCGGCGAAACGTCCGGCAGCCGCTCCCAAATAGCCTCTTGAGGAACACCAAGAGCCTGCATCTTGAGAGCGGCGTCAACCTGCTCACCCCATGACCGGTGCTCAATGTCGGCCCAGACGATCTCGGCGGACATATCGTCAGCTAGCGGCTCTTTCGCCACCCTGGCGCCGAGACGCATGACATCTTCCCAGCGCGCCCCAAAGTTGCGGGCGTGCTTCTTCGTTTTGGACGCAAGGCCAGACTCGGCTGCCGTCAAGGCATCACCTGAGATATTGACCATCGCGCCAAGCAAGTAGTGAGGGGGCGTCTTTGAGATCGCCGCCATCGCGTTCACATCTGATTCAACGGCTTTGATGAAGCCCGTGAAATCAGCCTGGCCGAACTCTCCGACCTTAACCTCGTTCGGATCGCCGTCAAACGTCCACAACATGGATTCACGGAGCGACTTGACAGCCTCAGGCTTCGGCAGGCCCGTCTCATCGTCTGTGTCTGGTGCCCAACCAATGATGTAGCGCTGACGGAAGGCTTGAGCGTCCGCAGTCGTCAGACGGTTAAACACAGTCGTATTAATGCGACGCTGAATCGGAATGACCCCAGCGAACTCGCTGTAGCCGCCACCAAACTGCGAAGGACGCAGCGACGGGTTCGCAGCAAACTCGACAACAGAGACGACACCCAGATTGTGACCGACCGGTATACCGCGCTCCTTCTGCGTCTTCCCGTCCCCCTGCCACTTGTAGACGGCATCAGGAAGCAGCAGCGTCGTCATCTGGTCGCCAGAATCGTCATCCCAATACTTGAGAGCCGCAGCGATATCGCGCCGTGAACCAGGCTTGTAAGCCACGATCATCTGCGCTGAATGCTCAGCAGTGATCTCGCCCGTCACCGGATCAACCATCACGAAAGACTGGCCCGTCTGCAGTGCATTGTCCTGCACCAGGATCGACTGCGCATCCAAGTCGTAGCGCTGCCACCGATCCCAGCCCGTACGGTCGATTGATTGAGTTCCAGCGTTAGTGATCGACCGGATATCGACGACCTCAAGACGCTCGGCCGGCGCATCAGCGACCAGCTTCACCCAGTTCGTGACACCCATCTCCATGAGATCCTGATACGCGCGGCGAGCCTGCTCAAACGCAGCAGTGCCCAAACGCTTCGGTGGCGACGGCAATGGATGGTCACCGTTGTACCAGTCCTCGAGACGCTGGATCTCTGGACGGCGCTTCTGTAGCTCACCCCTGAGGAGATCCCGCCATTGTGTGGGCGTGTAGTCGGATTGCATCGCTCACCTCCGAGGTCTCGTTACATGAATACGGCGTTGCCGCGTTTCTTCGGTTTCACACCTGCAGCAACCGCATCAGTGCGCGCTTCCCACGCCAGAACAGCAGCCATAGCAGCATCGATCTTTCGGCCGTGAGCTGCCTTGCGCATCGTCCATAACGGCTTACCCTGCTCGTCGCGGGCGTTCACGGTTCGTTTTACGACGTTGCAGACATGTCTGGTCAACACGTCGTCGCTATCTACACCGTCAACGTGGTGCGTAACCTCGCCTGCACGAATCGCAGTAGCAAACGCCTGACATGCGTTACCAATCGGGCGCCAACGGTTCGTCCACCAGTTCACAACGGCAGGCTTACGGTCTAATCCCATGTGTTCTCCGGACCACTTCGCAATCGTCGACTCCCACCAGGGCGGATCACAATACATGCGCCACACTTGGAAGTCGGCAAACATCTGCGCCACGGCATCATCAATTTCGCTCTCAGGATGCTCGTATTCGTCGCCTGCGTCGTCAGGACGCTCCCAACACCCCACCGTCCACATCACGCCCGTCTCGACCTCACAGGCCACAATGGCCGTGGCGTCGTCGTGGCGTGAACCGTCGAATCCGGCAACGATCAGCGTGCCGTGCTTCGGAACCAGGTCTGGCTCACCGAGGCTGCGCCACTTCGGACGATCGAACGCCCAATCCGATGATTGCGCCGCAACGTTCAAATAATAGCGTTTAGCGTCGTTCGGATCAGTCGCCGGGTCAAGGATCTCCTCAACAAGACGCTCAAGATCAACCCACGCTGCAGCCTCGCCGTAAGCGAACCGCAACGCCGGTAACAGTTGCGCCGGGTCGGTCATATCGATGTTCTCGTGGTTCGGCGGTTCGCGAGTGTCGAACATGACGCCCACCGCTTTACCCTCGGCCGCTTTCGCTGTCAGGTCGGCAACCGAACCGTCACCGAGCTCGGGGGCGTTCTGTAGCTCCAGCGACCATCCGCCCATCTTCGCAGCGTTGCGCTGCAAGACGCCTGCCAGCTTCACGCCGCCGTTCGACTTGAACCATGATTCCGTCTGATCGAGTGCGGCAAACGTGACGCGCTGACCCTCGCGGGAACCAGCCGACGCCGTTACGGGCTCAAGTCGACCAGGGCGGCCGTCAAGATACATGCGTGTACGGCCGAGGTTGATACCGCGATGAGCACAAGCAACATTTTCAGGATCGTTCAAAATGTCGAACAGCCAGACAAGCACATTGTCGGTCTGGTCTTCTGAGACAGCTGCGAATTGGACCCACGGATCAACACGAGGGATCGCAATCGGCTGCCCTGTTTGCGTCCATCCGTTAAACGCGACAGGAAGCACCAGTTCGGCGTAACCGCAATATCCGGCCTCCGGCGACTTGCCAGCACCTTTAGGGCGACGAATAGCCGCGCGGCGAACCTGGCGGCGACCTGTCACCGGGTCAATCTGATAATAGTCAATGAGCCGGTCCTGCTGCTCGCCCGTCAACGTGATGCCGAGGTCTTCCTCGATCATCGGGCCGACCTGATAGCCGAGTGAACTGACCTGCCCCGGCCAAGCCGGGACAAACATCAGGACGCCGCGCGCTTCCAACGATCAGGAGTCAAAACAACCCCATCGATCGACTTACCGGACTTGTCCGACTCTTGTGATTCGCCAGAAACGATCTTAGCTCGGCCCTTCTTGCGGGCCATCGGCGACAGCATCAAACGGTCCTCACGATTCGTGATCTGCGTCAATATCGGAGACGACGGCTCAACCACAACCTCACTATCACCGACACGCTTCGTCACCTCGCCGCGCATCGTGCGACTTACATACACCTTCAAACGAGCCCACTCGGCAACAATCTCAGCGTCAGATGAGTGCCATGCGGCAGCGGCCGGCGTCGACCAGGCCCAAACGTAATACCGCTGCTCAACCTCGTCGAGAGGTTCGATAGGTGACGGCAGGTCAACGACCACGCCATCCATCGGCAACGAATCAGTCGGCAGCGTCGGCGCGTTACGGCGGCGGGCGGTACCAGTAGGCAGGGGACCAGGCATAGCAACCTCCGAGGAGTAACCGGCCGGGTGAATGCTGGCCGTAAGCGCTTGAAATGTGACCACTTTTAGTGGTCGGGCTTGGCTTGGAAACCGTACAAACAACGAAGCATAAG